TATTGATACAGAAGTTCCGATTACATAGTGGAACAGAACAGACTAATATCCCTGGTATCACCAGGAGAACGCCACCCTTTAGTAGAAGCAGTTAGGGTGGCGCTTAATATCGCTGGAGATGATGTGCTAGATGCTTCCCTTGCTGAAGTGCTTAAGGGATTGCAACATAAGCTTTCCATCCCAGCAGTCGGGTGCATCAATTTAGCCACGCTAGATGCGCTCGCAGTAGCTCCACCTGAATGGTAGGGAGCCAGAAAGAAAGGGGGACCAAACGGTCCCCCTTCTTTTTGTTTTAATACGCGGACTTATCTTTCATAAGTATTCTTATCGCCCAATCCAATCCCATATTAAGACCTTCAGACCATTCATCTTTAACTGGAATCTTTGCGTCTTCAATCTTCTTAATAAACTTTTCTATTTCTTTATCCATATTCTTTTCACGGCTCGCCTTGAGCGAGCCTTTCCCTCCCACCACCCCCAACCCTATCACGCCATTGGTTAAAAACAATGCGTGTCGCTACCTAAGAAAGTCGGTGATATATATTATGATACCTGGTATGAATGAACTTCCTCCGCATAGGTCTTATAGTCAGCTATCTACTTGGCAATCCTGTCCTCAGAAATACTACCTAAGCAAAGTTGCGATGGTCCCTGAGAAACCTGCAGTGTACCTTGCTGCTGGCTCAGCAGTCCACTCAATGCTGGAGTGGTTAAACCGTGAGCTCTATAGAGAACAACAAAAACTTAATTGACCAGCGAGGTATCCCCAGTAATGAATGTATTAACTGTGGCTCCAACATACAGATTGTTCGAGCAGTATTCTCTGACTACGAGTTGGTCATGTGGTTTACTGATTCTTTCTGCGCTATGTGTGGTTCCCCAATGACAACACCCACACCTGTGGATAACCCCGACTATACTCCGAAGGATAATGATGAGTTTAACTGAGAAGTGGCTTGAGATATTTAATGAATCTGTTAGAGTTGCCGAAGAACAATCGGGGATTCCCAGTGGAGAATGGAAGACTAGCGGTCGCAAGACCATAGCTCGTCCAGACGGGGAAGACCTAGCGTTCTGGCAAAGCGATGGACTCAAGCAGGTTGAGGCATACCAATCTTGGTACGCACAATCTGGTTGGCAAATTGCTACGCTGCCTGACGGTCGTCCTGGCATTGAATGGGATGCAAGTGTGTTTTTCGGAGGCACACCTGTACGCTTCGTCATTGATGTGATATATCAAGTAGGGGAAGACTTGGTTATCGTAGATTTCAAGACAGGTGCTAGGACACCGTTCGGTATGATTCAGGCTGGCTTGTATGCCAGCGGTGTAGAACGTATGTTTGGTATTCGCCCCAAGTGGGGAGCCTTCTTTATGACTAGGCAAGGCAAGCTTGATGACCTATTTGACCTATCGCATTTAAGTATGGATTACTTTGATTATGTATTTAGCTCAATGAATCATTCGGTTTTACAAGGGTGGTTCCCACCATCGGTTGGAGAAAACTGTAAGATGTGTTCATTCCAAGATAAATGCCCAGCCATGGGCTCAAAAGATTTCCCTCTACAAATACCTACAAGGGGAAAGGAAGGAAAGTAGATGACTGAATCTACGTTCTCATATACTGGCAAGCTCAATGGACAGGACTTGTTTACCGTCCGAGGTAACTCTGTCGCTGAGTTCATTGCCAATCTCCAACACGCATCGCAAGCAATCGCAACAGCGAGTGACTTGCAAATGCAATTGCTAAGTCGCACTGGTCAATCCAGTATGGATAAAGCAATCACTGCACTACAAGATGCTGGATTAAATCCAACATCTGTAGCACAATCAATCGAAGTCGTAAAAGATAAATACGGCAACGAGTGGACATATGGACATCCAGATGCTCCAGACCTACCAGATGGTCGTGGCAAGTATGCTAAGAAGAAGGGCATATCAAAGGCAGGCAAGGCTTACGTTGGTTGGTTTGACCCAGCCAAGGGACCGAAGCCGTTCCAGCCAGGTGCTGCTGAAGCAGAAACCATTTGGACTAAAGGTTAACAATGCGTTCACTACTGCAAGTAGTGGGTGTGGAGTCACCTGCTGGTAAGCAATTACCAGAGGTGCTCCCCCTTCTTACTGCTAATCAAGTATCCTTTCGACAGGCACAACTGCATCTAATAGCAGGACAGCCTGGTGGCGGTAAGACTCTACTTGCATTGTGGTATGCAATAGCCTCTAAGGTTCCAGCTTTATATATCTCAGCCGACTCTGATTCAAGAACAATAGCAACTCGTGCAGGTGCAATCATTATGAACAGAGAAGTATCTGACGTTGAGAGAATAATGGATACCGAGGCAAGCGTTCTATTAGAGGATGCCTTAGCTGAAGGTGCAGGACATGTTCGATTCGCATTCGACCCAGCTCCCTCGTTACAAGATATCGAGGAAGAAGTTGAAGCTTGGATTGAACTGCACGGTTCTGCACCTACGGCAGTCTATGTAGATAATCTTATGAACGTCGCTGCAGCCAGCGACAATGAATGGACAGCGTTACGCGACGCTATGTCCGCCTTTCATTACATGGCTCGTGAATATGAAACTGCCTTCATCGTTCTTCACCACGTGTCGGAGAACGAGAAGATGTCTAAGCCAAACTACCCAGCGCCACGTAAGGCTCTGATGGGCAAGGTTGCTGCCCTACCAGAACTGGTCTTATCTGTGGCGCTGGATAGCACTGCTAATACCTATCGGATTGCAGTAGTAAAGAACCGCCATGGCAAAGCAGACCCTAACGCTGAAGAGTATCTCACGCTTGCAGCTGAAGCTAGCAAGATGATTCTCTATAACTCATCTGCTGATTTATTTAGAGCACGAACTTTAGGTCAGTGGAAATGATTGTTCATCTAACTGAAGATGAAACAATGGATGCCTTGCGGTTTGTCCACAGGGTAAGAGAAAATAAAAAACAATTTCAGGTGGTGGATAAAAAGTTTGATAAGAATAATTCGTCGTATTCGGTTAATCTTATGGGGCGCTTGGGTGAAGTGGCATGTGCTCGAATACTTGGGTGTCCATTGGACGAAACGATTTCGCCATCTGGCGATAACGGACACGACCTCTTTACTGTATTGGGAAAGACTATACAGGTTAAGACTTCTACCTTAGCCACACTGATATTTAATTCGTCAGAACTATTTGTATCTGACATCGCGGTTCTCGTCCAGTTCTTTGGCGATAAACAATTGCCTCATGTCGAAAGTTATTTTGATATAAAAGGATGGATAACACGAGAAGAATTCCTTGCCAAACATAGTCTATATGATTATGGTTACGGCACTCGGTTGGTAATGGATGCCAACGATTTGAATAGGATTGAGGAACTACTCAATGCAATTACCAGACTTAACCAAGGGGTTATGTAGAGAAGTAGGTGTCGAATTTTTTTTCCCAGAAGATAAGGGAAGCGGAGTCGACATATATAGCTTTGCTCGCAAGATATGTGAAGGGTGCGTGGTTAAGATTCAATGTCTTGAATGGGCAATACGCCATGAGAAACATGGAATGTGGGGAGGCACAACCCCAGTAGAAAGAAAATCAATCCGTAGGAAAAAAAATATAATACTCGAAGAGATACTAGTAAAGGACTACGTATGAAAAGATTTTGGTCAGCACAACTAGGCGCAGTAAGTGTAGGTTATAGTGTTGGTAGGTTTGCAGTCGGCATAAGTATAGATAGATTTAGTTTCAATATAGACTTGGCTATCTTTTGGTTTAGCATCGAGTGGTAAATGTCAACGCCATCCAAACGCAAAGGCTCACAATACGAACGTGATGTAGTCAAGTGGCTTATCAGTATGGGCTATCCGTGTGCTGAGCGAGCTTATGGTGCGGGTCGGCATGATGATGTCGGTGATATAGACGGCATCGATGGTGTTGTAATAGAATGTAAGAATGAAAAACGAATAGATATCCCTGGCTATCTCAGAGAACTACAAGATGAGATGACACATGCGGATGCAGAAACAGGAGTTGTGCTAATTAAAAAGCGTGGCACATCTAATATCTCAGAGTCGTATGCAGTAATGCCTGCGGAACTCTGGGTGAA